GTTCGTCACAGTTATAACATTGACCTTTGGCAGGTAGTTTAAATGTATTAGCGCGTGCGGCAGCAATAGCGCGTTGACGAGACTCTTCTTCAATTTGAGAAGCTTTATCAATAGGGTCTGCAAACATAATGACCTCATGCAGTGAGTGGTAGGATTTCGTTGTCTTCGTTCTTTTCGAAGTTCAGTGCACCAAGCGTAAGAAGTAATTCATAAGCCTGGGTTTCGTTCCAAATGTGCTTGTAAGGCGTTGCCAACCACCCAACACTAAGTAAGTGCTTTCGATTGAAGTTATCAATGAGGGCTTTATGGTGTTTGTTTAAGGTATCAACCATGTCTTTCTGAAACTGTGGGTCTGTGACCTCAATCTCTTCAGATTTCATGTAGGATTTACCAAAATCGTCAATCCCAAAAACAGCAATAAATACAGTCCATTTGTGACGAATATTCGAAATGAGATGAAATGTGTCCTGTGTCATTGGAATTAACTGAGAATGCGTTAATGATAGGAACTGACACGGACCTTGTGCAGGAACACAACCGATAGCTGTGTTTTTTAGCCGTGCTCTGGCAAGAGCTTCGGCTTGTTTGAGCGGGTTGTATTTCTTCCGCTTGGACATAACAGTACCTGTTTATAATTTAAAATCAAGAAGAAAAGCCCTACATGAGTAGGGCAATTCGGTTTACGCGGCTTGTTGCGCTTCTTGCAGGAAGTCTTTAATGACTGCTTGAATAGTGCTTTGGTCAGCACCATTGGGTAGTTCAATTTCATCTTTCCATGTTGGATAGAACAAGGATAGCTCCCCACCTAATCCAACACTTTCATGTTGTATTTCGGGAAGTTCTTGCCACTCCATACATTCCACCAAGTTAGTGTTCAACCACTCAACTGCCGCTAAGTCGTCACGTACTAAGAAGTACTGGGCATCGTGGATGTGTGCTACCGGTAGGATGTCGTATCGGAAATCTGAATCAAACGTGCGCTCTTGCAACTCAATGCCAGCGCGATTGTTAAGCATCCCATAAGATTGACCAAGCGCATTACCTGCGGTACGTCCTTCTTTCTTGGCTTCGTAAGGGGTCCGTGATGAACCCATTAAGCTTTGTTTCACAACAGGCGTTCTTACTCTTAAGCCAAAAGCTACTGTGACGTAACCGTCGATACCCGCTTGGTCAATCTTTTCTTGCACCCAGTTATCACTCCACTCATAGAGTCGGTGATAGTTGCGTTCAATGGATTGCGCTTCTTCTTTGGTTAGTCCAAGTCCCATCAATCCGTGGTATGTCCCACCATAGGTGAGTAGGAATGTAGGTGACTTGGATTTCTGTCTGAGGTCAGGATACTTTTTCTTAATGCTATTAATTGACTCCACTGAATCTGGGTCAATATCTAACATTTGATTACCAAAGTACCCGTATGCTCTTAGACAGTGACCATCGTAACCATCGGTATATACCTTTAGCTTCTCTGGGTCTTTTGTGGTTAAGGCTGAAATACGGTCTTCAAGTGAAGCAAAGTCTGCTCCCATGAATACCCATCCTTCAGGTGCTGCAAAGCACGACTTAACCAGTTTTGCATACGTGGACCCTGTTGAGGGGATGTTCTGCATGTTCTTTGCATTCGATAAGCTGCGCTACTCGCTTACCCGTTCTCTTATGAACTGCTATACATCTCTGTATAGAATAGACTATATCAACACCCTTTAAGGGTGATTACCGTTTCCACTCGCTTGAGTGTACTCCCTTACGGGATAGTCGTTCGGCATTTAGTTAAACAATGTTTCTAGGTCTATCATTCAAGTTAAGTTGATCCAATATCCAATTAACGTGACGTGCGGCTTCATCTTCAGAATCAAACCTTTTTGGGAAGTGGTTCTTCTTATTGTGACGCACAGTTGCTTGCCATTTGTTTTTAGATTTGTCCCAAGTGACATTTCTATACTTTGACTTAGTACCTAGTTTTAAACCCTTACTTGGCTCGTTGTAAGTTGTAAGTCCAGTTTCCTTGGCGTGCGTTATGTTCTCTAATGTAGTTACCCATTCTAGGTTTGAAGCCGCATTGTTTAGCTTATTACCATCAATGTGATTAACTACTGGCTTATTAAGTGGGTTGGGAACAAACGCTAAGGCAATTAACCGATGTACTAAAAATGATTTTTTAGTTCCATTTTTTGATAGTTTTACGGCCTGATAACCTGAGTTGATAGAGTAGGTTTTCATTATTTTTCGGTAATTACTTACTCGACCTAATGAAGAAACCTCATATAGCTTTTCATAGCCTGGTATAGGCATACCAGTCTCTTTTACTTGTTTAACATTTAGCACGGGATTGTCCTTATTGGTATATTTAGCGTATGGAACTAAAAGCCCATACGTAAAGTATACCATGTCGGAGTTTCCCCGTTTAGGTAATTTTCGACATACTATTACTAGCATGAAGCCCTATGTATTAAGGACCTGACGAACTAAGTCGGCCTGACACTGTTCCACCAATGTTAAAGTTACCATGCAGATAGTAGTGCCCGTCAGACTTAAGAACGGCACCTTCAAATGCTTTGATAAACGTACCTAAGATCTTATCCGCGTCAAAGAACGCAACACAGGTCTTAAGTAACTCTTTAATGTCTTCACGCTCGGTGACTGCATAAAGTTTCATTAGTGTGTCACCACCTACAGCTCCTGCACCACTATCGGTCTTATCAATAATGGTGAACTGAAGGTAGTCATACAGAAAGCGCTGCATCATCGGATTAGAGTTAGGGTTGAAGACAATGTGTTCAAAGTCTTCTATTGGTTTAACCTTTGTCTTCAGTTCCGCGTTGCGCTTGTTCATTGCAGCTTCGCGCTCACGATAAATAAACTGCTCAATGTCAGGGTGTGACTGAAGCACCGTATGACATCGTGCAATTTCTTTCTCTAAAACACTTCGTGCATATTTGACCTGAGCCATATCAATAGGCATACCGGTCAATTCCATCTGCAGTACGACTTTTACTGAAGGCTTTAGCATCTTCTCGTAAACGTCTAACTGCTGGTCTTTAACCATCGTAGGGTAATGCTTATTAAATACGTACCAAGTAGCCAAGCAATCTTTTAGTTGGTATTCCTCAAGTTGCTCTTTGGTTAGCTTGGTAATGTCTGTCACATCTTCGGCAAAGTTGCCCGTGAACTCATGCGATTGGTCTTTCAAACCAAGGCTGTTACCTGCACAAGAGTTGGTTGCCACGTAAGTAATTAACTTCGTGTCTTCGAAGTTTCGGGTGAGTACTTCAATCCCTTGCTGCTTACCAATCTCGTCAAGAAGACCATTCATAAACAGAGTGTTAATGAGGATTTTCATATCAAAGTTGGCGTTGTGATAAATACACGTACCTTGATAAGTAAAGAAGAAGTCTTTAAGTAACTCTCTCACTTTACTGCTCGGTTCGTGGTAATCATCACACCAGATAACGACACCGTTATGTTGATCCCAGGCAAAGCCTATTGTCACAACACCAGTTTTCCAGAACTTAAGACTCAGCGTTTCGGTGTCAACCGTTAACGCGTCATGCTTCTTAATTTCTTGGAGTACAGAGTAAACCTCGTTAGGGTCACGTATGTATTGTGCCGAGTGAATAATATTGGTACCAATTTCTTGATACTTACCTTTACTCACATCAGCAAGGGTTTTAAGTCCCATATCCAGTTTGCCTTTCAGGTCTGGATTATAAAAGAGGGCAGAGTAGTTCACACCCAGTATTACCTGCATGTGAGTATACCCATCGACAATGCACGGCAATGCGTAGCCATGATGAGGTTCTGCTTTCTTTTCACCTGTTAATACTTTGAAGTACTCAGCGTCAGGTACATATAAATACTCGACACCTTGTTCTTTAAGTATCGGCATAAGGTCTTGTAGATAAGCTCGCATCACCTTCACAGGGGCTTTCTTACCTTTAGGGCCATATACCAAGTCAAACGCAATTACGTCTTTTGGTTTAACACCAAGAGCGCGTAAAGGCTGTATGTAGTTTGTCTCCATTTGAGACTGTTTAAGTGACGAGCTCTTAATGAGAATCGCCACCTTAAACTCAGAGTTATCTCTAAAGATAATGTGTTGCATGAGGTTATGCCTTTAGCGTGTTAAGAATTAACTGCATCTTTAACAGCCGTACACCTTCGGCACTTTCTTCAAGGTACTGTGATATTTCTTCAGGATTTAGACTGGGTTCAACAGAATCCAGTTTTTCTGGTAATACACTGTGTACACAAGAAGGGAATAACAGATGTAAGTCTGTAGAATTGTTTGCCTTGTTTAGTGTTTGGTTTATATAACCATTCACTTCATGTTGGCGATAACTGTGGCGTTCCCACTCATCAAAGTGAGCTTGAAACTCTTCAACGAGTGAAGCGTGAAGTCTTCGTAACTGATACGGCTGTAAGTTATTAAGGCTGTGTACATAAGGCTCACCACGAAATCGAAATCCATTTACTGAATTTGTCTTCTCTTTGTGAACCAGTGATATTCTGTCAACAACCTTTTGCCGCGATGCGTGGAACGCATCTAGAATAAACTTCTGTATTTGGCCTTGTACTTCAACTTTCCAGTAACGATTGGGTGAGTGCTGATTTGACATCAATTGGCTCCTGTCCTAACCATCGTGGTGGGAGTTCTCCGCACATAACTATCTGTGTAGATGGGCGTGAAACGGCAACGTAAAGTAGACGGGCAACTGCATCTGCTTCTTCGCATGTACCAATATCAGTTAGGTCAATGAATACTTTGTCGTAAGTTGAACCTTGAGACTTGTGTACGGTGGATGCGTAGGCAGGACGTAAATCACCCCATTGGTCTTTAACGTGGAAGTACTCCTTCCATTTCTTTTCTTTGGCTAAGCGCTTCATCAGCACATTTACTCGCCAACGTTCAATAGGAACGAAAAGGTCTTTACGTTTTTCAAGGTCTACCATGTAGCCTTGAATGCCTTCCATGTGAGTCAACGTGACATTCTTCACCTTTACAGGCACATCTGTCCCGTAACACACCATTTCAGAATTAGATTCCATGATAGGCTTGTTAGTGATAAGGGTTTCACCTTCAGTGATCATCTCACTAACACCACGACATTCACGTATGAAAGCGTTATAAGCGCTGACTCGATTATTTGTCCATGCCACTACTTTGGCTGACTTGTCAGGCACAAACTTATGGTGACGGAAGGTGTTGCAAATATCGTCTTCGAATTCTTCTGGTGTTACGTGCTTTACAGCGTAACCATCAGTGATAGGTGGCTTGAATATACCGCTCTCAACAGTCTCACGGTACTGCTTAGCCAGCTCTGATATTGTGCCGTTGTTTCGCATGACAGTCTTAAGACGGACTGTAGGGATGCCTGCATCAAATATTGGGGATTTCTCTGCATTAACACTAATTAGCTGTGCAGGGTCACCCATGTAAAGTACTTTGCAGTCACCGGCAAGGTAGTTAATGTAGTTTTTAAGTTCATCATCAATGAAGCTGGCTTCATCAATAATAATAAATTGGTTGCTTAGCTGTTCGGCTTTACCGCTTAGTTCTAGGCTTGTAGTACCGTCACCCCAGTTGTTACGTAAAATTAAACCAAGGTGACTGTGTATAGTCAGCGGCTCAATATCCATTGTCTCTGCAAGAACACGAGCAGCTTTACGTGTCGTGGCAGTGATAGCAGTCTTTTCGAACGTGGGCCACTTGTGGCCTAGAAGTTCGTATGACTCTTGGTACTTATCCAAGTTAGCTAAGAAGTGGGAAATCAGGGTAGTTTTACCTGTTCCCGCGTAACCTTCTAACACATACTCATGTTGGTTTGGGTCTAGAAGGAAAGAAATTAGTGCGCGAATTGCCTTCTCTTGGCAATCGTTAAGTTTGAATGCCATCGGGCTTCCTTAATAAAAAACCGCAAAGAGGGGTCTTGATGCGTGAGGGAATGCTCCCCTCAATGCGGCAAAATAATCAGTAGGTTAAAGTCATTAGTAATGCAACAAGAAGTACTGCAATGACTACTTGATACGCATTAATAGTACCTTTCAACTGTCGTCTGCTTGTGAGGAGTTGACTGTAATAGGCTTCTAATTGTGGGCGAGTAAGTTCGCTTGCACGCTCTTTAGCAAGAGATTCAAATTTGTCATACTTCAAATCGAATTACCTTACCGCGCTTAGGCGTGAACTCTTTATCACCTTCGATAATCCAATAAACAGGGACATCAAAGGGAACCCATTCATCTACGAAATCAAACCAACCATCTGTAAAGACAACTAGCGCTTTAGGCTTAACTTCACGTGCGTAGTCCAGTACTGGCTTTATATCCGTACCTCCATCACCTTTAAGCTCAATGTTCAGAACATCCGCAGCACATTCAATGTCTGTTGTTGTTTGAATTTCTGTATTGAAACCAAGAACTTTAGTGGTCTTTGGTTTTAGCTTGGTGTGGATTGCATGAACTTCAGAGATAAATTGATCAATCTGCCCGGGACCAACTGAACCAGATACATCAATGGCAACGGTGATTTCCGTTAACGCATCTGCATGTTGTGTCGGCAGATAGAAGTCAGGCAAATAACGACGATTAGGTTTAGCATAAGAGTAATCAGCGGATGCAAGGTCACTCATGTGCTTTGACAGAATCTTGTACCAAGGTAGTTTAGGTGAAAGTAAATTCTCTAAAAAGATTTTTACTTCGCCTGGGATGTTACCCCAACCACTTGCTTGTTCGGCAAGAATCGACGCACGTTGAATGGTATCGATGGTCTCGGATTCAATCTCATCCCAATCTGTATCGTCATCGTCTTCAGGTACATCGAAGTCATCGTCTGCTTCATCTACAGTGCTGTAGATGTAAGTGAAACTAAGTACTTCACCTGTTTCATGATCGAACCAGTCGTCATCTTCATCCCAGTTATCTTCGGCTTCTTGTTTAGCACGTGCTATTACTAGGTCATACGCTTCTTCTGAACTTAAGTTTTCAAAGTCTGCGTCATAGTTCCAATGACTTGGCACTTCAAAACCTTGATTCTTAAGTAACGCTGTAATGACATACTCAGTCGCTGACTTCCACGTATAGTAGTCTTTACCTTTACCACGAATAGGGTGCTGTAGTGCAACACGGTAAGCGGCTCTGGCTAAGAACGCTAAACGTTCTCCTTGGGTTAATCCCATGAAGTAGTCAGGGTTTACCAAAAGGTAAACCCCGTTAGTCTGAGAAGTTACAGTTCTCTCACTCCAATTGAAGCGCAAACTGAATAGTACTGTGGTCAAGAACACACTATCAGGGCGAGAGATTAACTGTATTTTTGCTGCATCGAGTGCAGTGGTAAGTTCTTCAGTTTGCATATTGCTTCCTTACAGCAGTTCAGAGAATTCCATTGCCTTCTCCATGAACAGTGCGTTCTCTGCCAACTGAGGGCATCGACGGTTCATGTCACGAATGGTAATAACTTGGAATTCACGTGGCATACGTCCCACGTACTTCAACAATGCCGTTGCATTAGTCTTGGTTACATTGTCTGCCAGTACACCAGCTAGTGCGTACAGCGTACCGCCTTGATGGTAAGGCATTGTGGCTGTCTCAGGGCTTGCCTGAATGCTGGTAATCGAAGGTAGCTGGTCAAACACTTGGTTAAATGCAATAAACTCACGTGCTGCACCTTCACCTAATGTACCTGCTAATAGTGGCAACGCTGACGGACCTACATCATCTAATTGGCGTAGTATTTTACTGGCAAATTCCCATGTACGTGGACAGGCAAATGTGTAGTCAGTGTGATCTGGGTCAAACATTTGTAGGTTGCTTGGCTTGTATTGAATGTAGGACACAATACGAGGGTCAAAATCATTCTGCTGCGCATACTCAATCCAGTCAGGTGTACTAATAGTCAACTCGATGTGGATCAAGCGAGACTGCATAGCAGTACTTGAACGTGTAGTAAATGCACCGTCTGACTCTAAGTTACCTGCCGCCACAATAGCGACTTTAGGGTGTAACTTCTTACCACCTACTGCACGGTCTAGGATAAGCTTGTATGCTGCTTTCTGAACAGACTCAGGGGCATGAGGTAGTTCATCAAGAAACAATAACCAGCCATCTTTACCTTCAGGCAGTGCATCACCTTCCGTAGGGTACGTGTCGAAAGGTACGTATGTTGCCTTCTCGCCAATGATTTGAGGGAAACCCTTTAAATCAGTTGGGTCACAATTTGCTAATCGTTCATCGATAAGCGTTAAGTTAAAGTCTCTCGCTACTTGCGCAACGATGTCTGATTTACCGGTCCCTGGGGAACCATGAATCATAGGTACAAGACCTGCTCGAATCACTGTAGCAATCATATCTACAGCGGTACTGGGTTTTACTGCGTTCATTGGGTATTCCTTTTTTGATAATCGCAAGAGGGTACGGAGTACCCATTACATTTCAGTTCTTTCAAACTCAGTGTGGCTGGCTATCGCCAGCACACGGCTGTCATCTAATTCTGCTAAGTATTCTTCGAACTGTTGATAGGCTTGAGGAACGGTTACCGCCCCCATTGTTAAGAACTCGAATTTCACACCATCAATGGTGGCTTTACATGTGTACTCGGTCATGTGAGTTGTCCTCTCGGACGGTTTGTTTTTTAAGGTATGAACCTAAGATTTGGTCAAATACATTTGCCACGTTACGATTGAACTCAGGGTTCTTAGGATTAGGTATAACGAAATCACTTCCGTAAGTGTGAATGCCTTGTTCGGACTCATGTTGGTCATCGCTTTCGTAAGCAAAACTAATCGTAGGTATGATTTGCGCAATGTGGCCTTGCTTCTGTCCACGTATCTGTCCTGCTTCATTGTCGAAGCGAACATCAGTAACGAGAACAACATCAACTTTACTTAAGTCAATCTTTGCACCGGTAACGATAAGCCACAGGTTATTGTTTACGAGGTCACGGCCCCAATTCGTACCGAGTGTTTGCATCAGGTAACGTGGAGATACACCAAACTGAGGTATCACTGTTTCTTTAGCTTCCTGTGTAGCAAAGTGCTCGTCCGTTAAACCAAGACCAACTTTAAGCATTTCTTTGATTGGATCTGCATAGGCAATTTCAGCAACAGTGTAACCCATACTTTCAGCATGGTTTCGTAGGATGGTTGCAGCATAGTTTTTACCTGCACCTTTCTGGCCCGCTAATCCAATGACGATAGGTTTACTACTCATCCGTCACCTCATACTCTTCTAGTATTTTTTCACAGGCGTTGAACATGTGATAATACTCACCGTTTTTATTGTTCAATAAGTCCCACGCTTGCGCCTTGGTTATCGTCGGTTTGATGGGTTTTAGTGAACCTGTCGGCACAATCTCACTATTCCATGTGGTCTTAATCCATGATTCATGACCTTCAGTGAACAACACTTCGCACTTAATTTCATCTTTTGTAATATGCGTCCACTTCCCGCCACCTTGTTTTTTCAAGTAGTCTTCAAATTGCTTACGAGTACAAATTATTTTTCTAATAGTTTCTTTTCCGAGATCAATTGGACTGTTTCTCATGTACCCAATAAACTGCTCACTGATTGGGCAGTACGCTATTCCTACGACATCCTTGGAAGGCCATGTACTACCAGTCCACTCCACCACATCCTTTATGGTTTTATGGGGTGTGCGTACTACTAAAACTTTCCAGCAGCCTAATTTTAATGGGTTACCTGCTGAGAATTTCCATCCTGATGTGTCTGAGTAAATCCATTGACCATCTTTACAAGCCCATCGTAATTCTTCTTGGTGACTAAT